CCTGCAGCCATGGAGAAGATTAAAATGTTTTTTGACCATTTTCAAGCTCTTCCAAGTTGGTTTACAAATTTATGGATTTTAGTTTGTGCAAGTATTTTTGGTATAAAGGGAACACAAATATTTAGAAATGGAAAAAAATAATGAATAAAATAATCTTAGTATTAATAATATTATTTGGATTAAGTGCTTGTACTATAGGACCTAAGTGTACTTATACTCAAGAGGGAACTAAACTTTCTTCTTGGTTTTGGTTTACTAAAGAAGTTCCTGTAGATTTAAGAAAAGAAAATTGTAATTAATTTATAAACTAATGAAACATATAGTATTGTTTATTTATCATTGGTCAAGCAAATTAAATAGTTGGTCATGGCAAAAGCTATGGGGAAGCAGAGATAAAGGATTAGGATATAAGAAATGACAGATAAAATTTTGCCAATGCTTATTGGATTAGTAATTGCTCTTGGAGCATGGAGTCTTTCAAGAACATTTGAACTTTCAACTATTCAAGCAGTACATGAAGATAAGGTTCAGAAATTAGAAAGAATAGTAGATAAGTTAATTGTTAAAATGGATGATTTAAAAGATAAAGAAAAAGAAATTATGGAACAACATAAAAAATTATTTGAAGTTTTAGAAAATAATCAACCAACAACAGGGTATAATTATAATTAATTTATGAGGTACAGTTATGAATTATTATTTTACAAGTGCATTAATAATTGCTATGTGCATCTTAGCTTATTGTGGAGGTCCAATAGTTAATCCATGAGAATATCAGATAAGACAGCAATTTCTATGCCTATGAGAAACTTAATTGGAATTGTCACAGCAGTTTCTGTTGGGGTATGGGCATTTTTTGGCATACAGGAGACCCTTAATAAGCATAGCACGACCTTAGAGTTAATGGAAAAAGACTTAGAACAAAATTCAGAATTTAGAATCAAATACCCTCGTGGAGAATTAGGTCAATCAAGTGGGGAAGCAGAACTTTTCATGCTTGTGGAGCATATGAGTACACTCGTTGAAGATTTAAATTTAGAAATTAAAGGTATGAGAAACAATAAAGTGAACATAGATTTTTTAAAAGAACGAGTTAAAAAATTAAGTGATGATGTTGAAAAATTAATTAGAAATGGAAATGGAACACACCAATGATTGAAATAGTTTTTGGATTAATGCTATATCTAAATGGAACTTTAATAGAACATACTTATAAAGACTCATTAAGTTCATGCCTTAAGTCCAAACGCATAGCTATTAAAGAAGTCAACCCTGAGTCTGTAGTTTTTAAATGTGAAAAAGTAAAAGCTAAAACTGAAATTTATATGGGTGGAAAAAAGATACTTAAAATTATAAAAGAATAATGGCTATAGATAAATGTACAGATTGTAGTTGCAATTGTCATTGCAATGTTAAAGGGCATTCCGATTTATATGGAGTTTGTCCTTGTGAAGATTGTAAGTGTAATAAAAAAGAAGTAGTTGTTGATGATGCTGATGAATGTTTAAGCTGTCAATAACATGAAGATAGTTTTATTTATGATTTTATGTTCAGGAGTAGCAGGTAACTGCCTTGAACCTCATAAGACAAATACTACTTATGATAATTTTTATGATTGTATGATTGCTGGTTATGAAAACTCATTATCTAAAATGCAAGTCTTAGGACCAGAAGCTGTTAACGAACATCAAATGTTTATTAAGTTTTTTTGTACTCCTGAAAAGAAAGAAAAAAAATTAGACACTTAAGAATGAAACACATCTCTTGCAATCTTTTCTAAATCATCAGACAACTCAGAAAAATTAGCTTTACATTCTCTTAGTAAAGCTGTAATCACACCAGAATTATTTTTAGAAAAATGTAAATCTATTTTATTCATAGGATAACTTTTTATTTCTGCAATAAATTGTCCTTGATTATTAATCATTAATTTGAAACCCATAAGTTCAGCTTCTTTTCTTTTAACTCTTGGTTTACTTAGTTTTGGATTGGGTCTCATGTTTTTTCTTTAGTAAGTCTAAAAGAAAATCATCATCTGATTTAGCTTTCTTTAATTTAGTTAAAGGTTTTTCTCCATCTTTAAAGATTTCAACACTTCTTATTCTAGCAGGGTTAACCATAAAGAGAGGGAGTCTAGGATTATCAAATGATTTAACCATGAAGAATCCATCTTCAGCTATACCAAATGTTTGAATATTTTTAATATCAATATCATCTGATGCAACTAAACATAAACGCATATGACAGGTAGGGGTAGGGTTTGGTTTCTTAGGTTTACCATCTAAACCTATAACATTATCCATAGGTTATATATCTGTTCTTACAATATGTTTTCTTAATGCTCTAACTAATTCTTCTATCTTATCTATTATAGAAATTAAAGATTTATCTTTTATAAAAGATTGTTCTTCTTTTAATTTATCGTATTCTTTAATAGAGATTTGAACCATTGGACTTGGTGCTTCAGTTTCATTTTCGTAAGTTAAATCTTCTTGTCCATTACTCATCATCTATCATTTCGTTATAATTTTTACTAACAAAAGATTCACCAACAACTTCTTTCTCTATTGGTTTACCCATATAACCTATCTCTCCTGATTGGTAATCATCATCAACTAAAGTATCTATACTTTCTGTATAAAATTCATTTAGCTTTTCATTATTTCTTTTTATTTTCTTTTTTAAATGTTCTTTTAAATCATCTATCTTAACAAATAAAATTTTATCTATATGTTCATGTATACCATACATTGATAAATCATTTAAAGAAGCAATCAATCTTCTAAATCCTTTGGCTCTTTTTTCCAGTTGCCTTATCTGTGCTTCTGATAAACTCATGAGTAATCCCTCTCTAATATCATTTCAAGATAGTGAATAGCTTTTTCAATATCTTTTTGTTTTCCTTTTACTTTGTGTCTGCATATATATTTAATAGCATTACCTTCTGCAAACTCTAAATGATTTTCATTAATAAATTGAGCAGGTTGAATTTTCATTTTAGCATAATGGTTTCCATCTACTTGCTTATCTAATGAATCATAGGTAGTACCTTTAAATAATTCTTTATGTGTCATTATAATGGTCCTTCTTCTCTCATCTTTTTTCTTCTTAAAAATTGCTCTGATGGCTTTAACATATCATTTAAATCATCTATTGTCAACGCCTGATTTTGTTTTAATTTTTTAACTACCCATTTATATGACCAAGGATGTAGTCTAAATTCTCCTATATCATTATAGTAATGAGTTTGATTAGGCATTAAACCAAGTATATTTTTTACATTAACCTTATCTTGTTCTTCTTTATTTAATAAAGTCTTTAACCATTCTACTAAAATGACTCTAGCTTTTCTTCTTATGGGTTTCATTTGTTTAGAATTCACTTCGTATTCTTCTAACCTTTTTTTCTAAATCACTAATTTGTAATGCTAATTTTTGATTATCTTCTTTAACTTCTTTTACTTCTCTTTGATACTTGTCATTAATATCAAGAGCAATTGATAATGAATTATCTAATTCCTTTACTCTTTCTTCAACTTCTTGTCTTTTCTTTTTTTCTTCTCTCCACATTTCTAATAATGATTGATAATCTTTATTCATCCTTGTCTAACTTTAATAATTTAAAATTCTTTTCTCTATCAAAATATCTATAAGACATTCTTACTGGTTGAAACTTATAAACATAATCAAAGACAATCTTCTCATCTAATTCTTTACAACTATAAACATCCAACTGTACCAATGCAGGATTAAGTTCATCCCATGAGTGTAAAGTTATATGGGATGTTTCAATTATAGTAACAGCAGTTAATCCTCTATTACCTACAGACTCACAATACTTTGCATATGGACCAGCTAATATTTTCATATCAATATCTTTAATTAAATTTCTCATCCATTTTCTAATAGACTTTAAATCTTTAGGTGGTTCTAAAACTTCTGCTCTAACTAACAGATGTTTGTGTTTTAATTCCATTCTCAAATTCTTTTGTTATATCTTCTACATTAGGTTCTTTAACTACTTCAGCTAAGAACACTTTCTTATTTGAATATTTAAATACTCTTAAACCTTTACCTTTGTTAGCATCTTTATAACATTCAAACTTATGTATACAAAACTGGCAACCAACTGGTATAGCTTTGTTTCCATTCTTCTCTGTCTTTAAAGTATAACATCTTTCAGGTGGTACATCACTAGCAAGTTTAGTATTTAAATTTTTAATTAAAGTTTTAACATCAGGTTTAGCTAACTCTTCTGGTTTATAAAAACATATATCACCACTTGATTTATCAGCAACAAGAAAACCTCCAGCTTTAGTACCACTAGCTGTTTCATATCCTGATAGCTGGGCATGATACCCAAAAGGGTCATCATCTAATAGTTCACCATTCTTAAATTTTTTAAAACTAAAAGGAGAAGCAGACTTAACATCACATATTTCTCCATCTACCTTGGCATCTATATGTCCATTAACATCATCTATCTTAACTTTCATTTGTCTATCTTCTACTTTATGTCCAGATAATTCTGTTAGATATAATAATAAATGTTCAATGATATGTCCATATAAAAATTTTAAATTATTACTTGCATCATATTCTTTTGTTTCTTT